TCTGAGCATAGCGAAGACATGTATATTTCAAGTAGCTTTGAATACAGGATATAAAGACATGACAGATATAGTAGAAACTCTAGATCCCATAGAAGAGGATCTTAAATATACCCAGACGATACGCAAAAGTATCGTCACAGCGATCACCAACCAAGCTCCTTATGAAGAACTTATCCGTAATGAAGAGTTCTCTAAGCTCTTGATGCAGACTTTACGTGATATGGATCATCAAGCACTGACCAATAAACGGATCAAGTCTGATGATGCCAATGTTGATAAACTGGTAGCCAATAAAGCATTGGTGGCTGAGATCTTGTCAACATTATCACCTAGAGATGCTATCTATAGCAATGGCAGTAACCTTAACCGTACTTCTTTAGATGAGACAGATGGTCAGAGAGATTATGTCTTAGACGAGACCATGGTAGGAGAATCCAATCTCAATGTCGATGATTTCCAACAAAGACAAGCAGCATTGTAAGAAAACATACTTATACCTCAGTAGTACCACCTATAGGTACTACTGAGGACATATGACGCGTAGACGTCGTTTTCAGATAGCCTAGGCGTCATACATCCCTAGAGTACCATGATCGGTACTCTAGGGTGCTCTGACTGAATGGAACATAGTGACATCTAGTACTTGTACTAAATGGAACGTAGTGTAAAGAAGGAAGAAAATCCCTGTACACCAGATCACTCCAGTGTACAGGGTGCTCTTTCAACTTAACTCTTTCTCACTTGTGTTATCCGCTTTTATCCTATCTGCATAATCGTTGATCACACAGAAGTGATCTACTGGTAAGAAATGGATCTGTAGTAATGGCATATAGGTCTTCTCAATAAAGTCAAAATGATCAAAGTCATTGACCTCAAGCCATCCTTTCAACTGTTCTATCTCTTCCTCAGTAGGTTTTCTTTCAAAGAATATCCTTGGACAATACAAACTGATATAAGGAAGTCCTCGATGGGCTAAAGCTTTTGCTCTTGCATTTAACCAGACATCGAAGTGATACATGAATAAATGCGATACATGCGTATACACCCAAGCACAATCCAGATCCTCTAAAGATACATCAATAAACTCTATCTTCGCCATATCCAAGAGATGTTGTCTTAGCACTCCATGGAGATCACTTTTCTCAGCATCACTTAGCTGATACGGATGGATATTGACATAGACGATGACGTCGTTATACAGAGGATGTTCATAGACCTTGACCTTAAGATCAGCAACTGCTTCCTTTAAAATAAAGATCATATTCGATACAGCAGAATGCTCTAGTGTATTCTGATCTCTTTTTAAATAAGCTTCATCAAAGACCTTTTTATCAAAACCAGGGAATACTTCTTCTACACGACAATAGTAGCCATCATCATCGATCACCACCATCCCTTGTTCAGGGTCTAACATCATCATTGTCCCCATACGGGTATCCAAGAGGGTATCGAGATCTATGTATATCCCGATCCCTCTTTTCTGATAGACTTCCTCACTCATAGTCCCTGGATATCACTGATGTTGAAATGTAGGTTCAGTAAGATGATGGGGATCAAGAAGTCATTGTCCTTCAAGATACTCTCCATCTCTTCTTTAGTAGTCGTGGTGATCCGTTGCATCAGGCTGTTGGATATTAAACAATCAATACCATCTGGGATACGGATCTGATACACGATCTTCTTGAAGAAGGTGTGGTATTCATTACCGGGAAGATCGAGTAATGCAAAGAACACGCATCTTAAGGTCAAGATGAGATCCATATTGGTCTCATTCTTGAATATCGACTCTAATAGCTTCTTCAAGACTTCTTTATTTAAAAGCGTGTGTACCTTGAACCGAGTGATGATATCCATGAAGATCTGCTTCTGCTGGGTACGGATATCAGCATTGGCTTTATCACGACTGACCCTTTTATCTAAGGTTAAAGAGATCGCTTCAGATAACACTGCTTTGATGTAGTCATGATTTAAAGAAGTATCTGCTCTAGTAGATTTCACGTAAGGTTCAGTGGTGTCTTGATAGGTCTCTGTCTCACCAGAGTTAAACCTACTACCGGGAGGTAATAATGCCATAGTAACTCCTCCTTAGAGATTGTTCTTAAGATGCATCGATGTCAGATGAACATGTAAAGCATCTGTGGATTTGACTCTACCAGAGTAAGGTTCGATAGCTTTCAAAGAGACACCTCCTGTGTTGTTGATAGAGATGTTCATCTGTTGCATCCCGTATTTATCCCCACCACGATATTTCAAGAACTCTGTCAAGGTTTCATTTAAACCTGTAGCTGCCAACATCTGTACTTCAGGATAAGAGATCTTAGCACCTTTAGAAGATCCTGCAGGTTGTCCTGTGAGGTTATCGATGGTTTTGTTGTTATCAGGGATGGATTTCTTCTTATCAAGGATCTGTGACTGACGTCTCACCGGAAGTCTTAAGATCAGATACTCATCCTGGGTGAGGTAATGACCCCTGTTGTCAGGGGTCTTTAGCCACAGTCTTCGATAGAGTGGGATATTGTATTTCTTAGCGACAGCAAAGTTTCTTGCAAGATCTAACTTCACTTCAGCACCATTGGGTGAGATCACAGAGAGATATTCTTTCTCATCATTGAGATCTTTAAGATATTGCTCAAAAGCCTCATCACTGAGGCTATTTAAGTATTTATCCATCCGATCTCTATTGAAACCATCAGGTAAGATATCATCAATGGCTTCTAAGATGAAATCCGTGACTGCTTTTCTTTTGATGTTATTCACTACCGCCATCACTATCACCTTTATCTACTCTGACTTCATCATCCAAGCTTTCCAAAACCTTCTTATCTCTTTTGGTGATGAAGTTGATGGTTGGCTTTAAGTTATCCATCCAGTCTTCTTTACTACCACTGTCGACCAGTAAGAACCGTTGATCACGAGTATCTTCATCGTACTTACCCAGTTTGAGTCTTAATGCTCTATTGATAATCAATCTCTGAAAGCTCATCGGAGATCCTTTAAGATCATCAGGACTGAGTCTTCCTAATGTCCAAGCATCAGGATCAGGGTGCCCTGCACGCTCAAACATTCCTTTCACTTCCTGATAAAGATCACAGTCTCCTGCATCGATATCATGCTCTTCACGAGACTTCATATCTGCTTTCAACTCTTCAAAAGCAGCTTCTACGTTGTTATCTTGCACTTCTTGCATAGTCATACTCACTTTTTACCTTTACTATCTTTACTAACTTTCCCAACATTAATGGTTTTCTTATCATCCTCTAACCAGTAAGGATGATACTCGCCTACTCGCATCTTTAATAGATCCAATACGGATAGGAAATAACTATCCTGGTGTTGATCCAAAGGACACCACCAGCCTCTTGTCTGACTTAAGATCATATCCCAGTCATAGCCGAGGTTCTTGATGTCTTCATAGAGGACTTCTGGCTGACAGGCAAGCCTTGGATCAATCTTCGCATATCGGATACATTGCAATAACTCTGCACAGATGTTGATCGCTCTTGCAAGCTTAAGATCTTGATCTAAAGCAGACCTTACTTTCACACGATTTAATTTCACTTCGGGATAGAGTGCACAATGATAGTTTTTATCACCACCGATCAAACCAAAGTAGTTATTCTTGCGTAGATAGTGGAACTCAGTCAAAGATCCTAACACTCCTTGACGTTGCGAGATGATGACATCTAAACTCATGTTAGAAGCACCAGACTTAGATCGAAGTTGTGTCACATACACGAGATTAAGATCAGTATCATCTTTGACCCCTTCTTCTCCTTGGATAGGATACTCACAAGTACGGTCTTTACTGATCAAAGGAGATGATCCTGCAAGCCACCAGCAGTTCATCGTCAAGAACGTGAAGTCCGGCGGTGCTTTGATCTTTAAGTTGTTCTTAAGAGCTGGTAGTACTTTCACCTGTGGTGCATAAGGGTCGATCTGAATCTTCTCAACCACATGTGCGGTCATCGTCACGTAAGTAGACGATGCACCACAGTAAGAGTGAGTCTCGTTGATGACACGGGTGTTGTTTCTATTCTGGGTCATGTAGAGCATGTTTGCTTTACTGTCCCCTATCGTGACATCATCACGCATCTTAGTAGTATCTTTGGTCTGGAAGTTCGTGATAGAGTCTAATAACACAAACGTAGGCATGGGTACTTTTAATGGATTCACTACCCCTTTATCATTGACTCTGTCTCTAAAAGGTGTCTCTACCAAGATCTCTTTACTTTCGATCTTGCTCTCCATGAACGCTTTAAACTCATCAAACCACACTTCACCAGGTACTGAGTCTTTATCAGAGACTGACCATTTGCCTTCTTCGATCCAGTTAGCCCCTTCACCATGGGTGGCTTCATTGATAAACTGTTGTAGTCTAGACTCCTGGATGTTGACTTCAGTATCGTAGACGGAGATAGAAGCATTATCACCCATGCGATAGCAACCTACGATGTTTCTATAATGCGCTAATGTAGATTTACCTAAGTTACCACTACCGATGATCGCATCAAAGCGACTCATCCCACCATTTAAAATAGACTCTCCATGAATACCCGTAATAAAGGTCCCTGTGGGGATGTCAAAAAGACACCCCACATTGATCAAGGGTTTCACTGGAGATGCTAGTTTTGTATTCATACGCACCATGTTCATGTTGTTCTGTACCTCTTATTTGAAAAAGCTCATTACATAATCCTTTCGATTAAAAACTCTATGAGTCGTACACGACACATATATCATCTTTATCTATCTTTACTGGAGTTTATCGTCTTATGCGCTATATCGATACCTTGGATCATGAGTCTCTACAGCATATGCTGACTTATCGCTTAACACCTTCTGTAGAGTCTTTTACTTACTCAGAAGAAGGATTCTTAGATGCGATCAAACGTATCATCCCGTCTATCATTGATAGCTTTAATAACTTTGCAAGGAAACTAGGCTTTGATGACAAACCACTGTCTTATCTTAGTCATGTAAGACAAGTCGATGTCAAAGAAGTCTCTAAGTCTCAGTATACTGATATCATGGACGTTATCATCCCGATCCCACAGTACTACACAGGGACTTATCTTGCTTATATCAGTCTTTTGAATAAGTTCTCTGATGTCCATAAAGAACTCTTGTTCAATATGGAGACTTTCCAGAAGAACTTAGGGATAGCGTTATCCTCTCCTACAGGGCTCAATCAAGATTTCTCTTCTGATCTAAAACGAGTAAGACAGTTAAAACAAGAAAGACAATCTTTAAAAGAAGAGATGGCTGCGTTGTTCACAGGACGTACTAATGTTGTCAAGACAAGCTATGGTAATGTCATCAAGCGTAATGCTGATGTCGTTGAGTGTGCAAGAGTCATGGCTGAAGTTGCTGATAAGATCAATGCTATCGATAACAAGAAAGTCGTCTCTACGACGAAAGATCTAGCAGAGCAACTCAATGCTTTCAAGAAGCATATCTCTAGTAAAGATGTCGTTATCAATGGTAAAACCGTACCGGATTACTTTGTAGAGTCTACACTAGAGCTTGCTGAAGAGATTGAGTTTTATGCACTCACTCGGTATCAGTATAGCATCTTCAAGTCTTTATTTGAAGAGATGTTGACTACAGTGATCAAAGCACTACGATAAATAAGCAAAAAGACGTAGTCTCTCTGAAAAAAGAATAAGCGTCATACATCCTCAGTAGTACCTATCAATGGTACTACTGAGGTGTTTCTTTATTCACATACGTTCATGCAGAGCACCCTGATACACTCATGGTAGGTGTATCAGGGATGTATGACATTTATGACGTGTTATCTATATCTAACTATGCTTGAGCTTGTTCATCATGCTCTTCTAGTACACGAAACAAGATCACGACATCTTTCTCAAATTGCATGTAACTGTATCTCAGCCAGGGTGGCATGATGTTCCAGACTCTCTCTACTTTACTGCGATCCACTCCAGTCACCAGAGTCTTGATGATAGCTATCCCACTCTCTCCCCAGATCTCCTGACGCATCGCCATCGGATATCTGAGAGATTTGATCTTATCCGGATCTACGGTAAGCTTTAACGCAAGATTGATCCGTCTTAGATCCTCATCATCTATCGTGTCTTTCAATACACGATAGATAGAGGAGAGTGCTGTTGCTCTTTTCAGTCTCTCTGGTCTTCTTTTCACCAGGAATTGCAGTAACCAATATTTAAAACTACGCATAATGAGATTTACCTTTTCTTATAGTAGGTGGAGGAATACGTGGCTTGATAGATACACCAGTCATGGTTCTTTAAGATAGTCATCACCGCATAGTTCATGAACAAACTATCCTCTTCTGACCAGTTGAGTAATACCACTTTATCGATATCTTTCTCAAGCTTCTTGTAGACGTTTCTTTCTAAGAGATCTATACCAAAGGTCAATGTGACGGTTTTCTCTATCTCCCCTATGTTGATTTTGGCTTTGATAGACTTGACATCCGTACCGATAGCTTTCTTGAACTGGATTTTACCTTTATTGCTTTCTTCATAGAGGAGATCTGTGATATCTACAATCTCTCCAGGGAATTTATCCTGCAGATAGTAGTTTGCCATCTCTTCCAGTAAGGTGAAAGATGATAAAGTACGCATCGCTAGGAAAGGAGGATCCAAGATCAAAGTGATCTGATCCCCATAGAGAGATTTGATCTCAGCTCTTGTATACCCAGGGGATTTCAATAAAACATCTTTATTCGCAAGAAGATCAGGATAGACTTTGGATTTTGCGATATGATCAAGCATACCAGCAACGATACAGTCAGTATTGGCATCGTTATCTTCGAGATAACGAGCTTGTTCTAACATGATCCGATCTAACACAACATCACTTTGACGCAATGAACATACAGCAAGCGCTGCATCACTGATCTCTTTACCGACAAAGGTATCTTCGACTTTGCTTCCTAGTTCTCCGAGATAGTACTGGACAGGCTTACCATTTTTGATCTTCTCTAGATGATGTTCTATTCTACTGGGATTGAAATAGAACCTTTCTGTCATCAAGAAAGGGTGAATGGAAGCTTTATTATCCACCTGACTTAAATCATAATCCTGGATACTATCATCTTCGATGACACCGAGTCCTATCTTTCTTCCGATTGATGCTGCAATGGTTGCCAAGTAATCCGCTTGTTCATTACCAGGATGACCATCATGACCTTTGATCCAGTGGAGTTTGACTTCAGTATCTTTGCTTTTGATATAGCTTAGTTGATCATGGATATCTTGCCAGATATCTTCATACTGAACTTTATTTCCATCTTTCTTACGAAAACCATTAGTACTCCATTGAGGGAGATAATCGTTAAAACCACTGACGACATTTTTACAATCAGAGTACACATGAGCTACTGCTATGTCTTCATCAGTCGTCTCTTTCTTGATGATATCCAAGCTATCTCTGAAGGCTCTTAGCTCAGCACCTATGTTGCTATCATGGATACCGACTTTGCTATACTTGTTGAAGATCTTGATAGGTTCTACCCGGACTTTCATAGAGCCATTAATGACATTTTGGTATTTATCACCACTCTTCTTCATGGTAGACACGTCATGAATGTCATCATCAGTCTCTTTATCACCCAGTTTTACGTAACCGATCTGAGTGTATTTGTATTCATCATTGTAGTTTACGATATCCTGACATGTCTGGTAGGTATAACCATGAATACCATAGCCGATCATCCCAGGGTTTTTACCATGGTTACCACCGTCACAGTAGAGGACGATACCTTTAAGCATATTTCCATCCTTATATTCACAAAAACGCTATAAAGTATCCCTTATGGTTTATCTTTTTCATCATCGATACTCTTTGGTGATGGTAGCGGTGCTGGAGGTGGAGGTAGTTCGGCAGGGAGATTAGGATCACGACCAGTATCATTTAAGATCTTCTTCACCTGCTGATCATCTTTCTTGACATTATCATCAGTCTTTTTATCTTGCAATGCAGCATCTGCTACCTGTTGGATCAAGGATTTCTGCATCTCTTTCATGAACTCAAGCTCTCCTTTCATCGCATCTTTCTCTTCATCGGAGAGATTGGCATCAGCGATACGCATGAACATATCCATGCCACTTTCTAAGAGCTTAGAGTTGATCTCTGTTAAGTGTCTGTTGATCTTGATCAGACGGTTGTTGTTCTCCATGGTGAGATTGTAGTTGTACTTTAGACTCGCATAAGCTGCTTCCCATTTATGATTAAGGACAGCCCTTGACCTTAAGTTGTTACCGAGTACATAACAGAGTCCCACCAAGAATAACATCAATCCCCCAACGGAGTATAAAAACCAAGGTTTCTTCCTTTTCTCTGGGTTGTGGAACCCCTCCCAAATAAAACTAAAAATGTATCTTATCAATGACCACATGTATCTGTACCTCGCATTATCGAATTTTATAGCTTGTCCCTAGACCCCTAGGGATATATGTATACTTACTTCTCTTATAGGACTTCTGTCACATGACTATCTCTATCAAAGCCTTTGCATCTCATAGTGCCCTCAGAGCCAACAGTAAAAATGATGTCTACCCCATCGGGGAGATCTCAGCCTATGCCATCACCTATGCCAAAGATCGTGGGATCTATGCCAAAAAAGATGATGAAGATATCACTCTATATACGTTTACTTCTGTCGAAGACGGTAACTACATAGAACTCTCTGATACTATCTTAGACAACATCTTCACCATCGTCACCGATATCTACAAGAAAGTATTATTGGGTCAAGCCTCCTGGGCAGATCAAGTAGAACAGTACTTGATCAAGACCTACGCATCCGTTGCAAACAGTTTCACCTGTGGACAAGTCATCAAGAGCGATAACTATGCTTGTCCTGGTTGGATCGAATGGAAGATCAATAACCAAGATACGACTATCCGTATCTGGTTCTCTGACAAAGCTTTTCGTGCGACTTATGATGAGTACGAGATCTCTGTCGTCACTCCGATCAAAAATGTCGATGATTTCTTTAAATCCAGACAAGAAGTAACTAAGTTTGTTGCTGATGAGAATGATCCGATCTCCATGTCAGAAAGAGGTCTCATCGTCCGTGATTATAAACCAGATACGATCAAACTGACCTTGATGTTTAAGTCTATCCATGACCAAGATGATTGGAAACAGATCTTCCCAGATATCTTTCGCCGGTCTGAGTTTATCATCATTCCGAGATTTGATCAATTTGCCATCCCTAACAGACAAACCGTCTCTGGAATCTATACTCCACTGGCGAAATATGCAGAGATTGTTCCCACAATCAAGCAATTTGCACAGCGTACCTATGGCTATACAGATAGCCATATCGAGACTTATGCCTCTGTACTTGCGCATCCTTATCGGTCATTACAGTCATTAGTGATCTCTCACCCTGACAATAGAGATAACTACCACTACTTAACGGATCTTTATCCTGATCTGATTGCTGAACACTCTCTATCGCAAGACTTCAACCGCATGAGAGCAGATACTCGTGCTTTTGCAGAAGCTTTGATGGAGCTTATCATTGCAGCAGAGTCATTTACCTTGTACTCAACAACCCCAGCGAACGCCTACCGTATCGTCAGAGATGGTAAACTCTACCTCTCCAGGTCTTTCAACAACATCAACTTCCTGGTAGCTGCCAAAGCTAACTTTGACTGATAAGGAGAAGTCATGAACAACGTGAATATCTCCATGAACAACGTGAATAACTTCGACTAAAAGGAGAAGTCATGAGCACAGAACTCCTCCCTCAGATCTACTCCTCAGGTATCTTCAAACTCAAAGGTAAACTCTCTACTTATCTCTCTGCTGAGACTTACTATACCACAGTAGCTATTAGAAAGATAGAGGAGTTAGAAGCATCAGGCATTGATGTTTATAAAGCCTTCTATGAATCCCTACAACTCACTGAAGAAGAATACGCTGAAGATCAGCTAGCCAACAGATCCGTCGTTACTTTAAAATCCTCTTCAGGGGAACTCTACCATATCCCTTCTTCTTATCTCCTATCCTACCCCAATGGATCAGGGATCATCTACTCAGTGGTAGGGATAGCTTTGGATCTAGGAGCACTTCCCGTAAACTTCGATCTCTCAGATCTCACCGGTAAACTCAAACAAGTGGTCTTAAGTGAACTAGGGGTGACACCACGTTCACGTGTGCTCACCCTCTCTAACCAAGAGATCATCTCTCAGAAGACACATGAAAGGATAGAAGCAGCAAGAATAGCTAAGAAAGCAACACCTGTCAACCAAAAGAAAGTCATCCAAGACCTCACCACTGAGAACAATGCGCTTAAAAGTAAAGTCACGATGTTAGAAAGGTTCATCGTGGATTATTTTGAAGACATCAAGAAACAGTCTGTGGTCATGTATGCTGATGGCTTTAATGATCTTGATGGATAGATATATCCGAAACGTAGTCTCTCTGAGGGATACGTAAAGTATCCTGAAGAAAAAGAAAAGACGTCATAACTCCCAGGATACCCGATAAAGGTATCCTGGGATGTATGCTGTTTATACGACTACTACGAATTACTATTCATGGTTATTGATCTCGTCGATGAGCATCTTTTTTATTTCATCTCTTGATTCTTTACCGATCTCATCGATAATCATTTCTGCAAACTCATCAACACCACTACCATACTGGGCTTCACCAACAAAGGTTATCTTCAACCATCTCCACCAGTATCTTCTATAGATACTGGTGTATACCTTCTTTTTATGCCGTCTTGCATTCATTTCAGATATGCCGTAAAATCAGGTTTAACATAACTACCAGCATCTATCGCTGCTTTCTTAGTGACTTTATTAGTGTCATCCAAGACCAGTTTACCATCGACAGCTTTAGAGTAGTTAGAGACAATAACTTCATTGAAAAGCCTTAATCTATCCCCATACTGACAGAGATGACCATACCCATAACTGATGATATCAGTCAATAGTTTACTATATTCTCCTTCAGCCCCTCCTTTAGAAAAGCTTTTACCATAGTCACTACTCATTAAAGTGTTGTCATACTGGATGAAGAATGATAAGGACGCTGTCAGTAAGTCAGAGAGTTCACCGTCATTTAGTGTGTAGGACAGAGGCGTGTTTACTTCTTTGTCGGTGTCTTTGTATACACTGTTACCGATAGAGACCATCATCATCGCTACCCAGATGACATCACAGATGCCATCAACGATCTCGATGGTGATATTCTGTCTATAGGCTTCTGCAAGCTCTAGGACCTCTTCTTTTAAGCAGTGATACTGTCTTTCTAAGATCTCTTCTAGTGACCAGTCTTTATCCTGATGTTGATCAGGATAAGCCATCTTACGCCAGTTGTCTACCATGCGATAGATCTGATTGATCTCGGTCTTCATAGTCCCGGTTTTGATATTGATTTCTGGGTTCATTGGGTTCATATTGCGCCTTTTGTGATGACAAAATAAAAATATATCGAGGTGTTGCAGGGATGTTCCCACAACACCTCATTGATGCAGTAGTTTATCTTAGACTGAAGTCATGATAAGTTCTTACTGCTATTAATATGAACGCCATCATACCACTGGCATGAAGTGATGGCGTGTTTATAGTGTTTAGAATGCCTCCTTAATAGATTTTGGAAAATAGCATCTCTTAAATACCTGTCATACACCCTACCCAGGACTTAGTATCCTGGGTAGGGGTATATGCCGTGTAGTATTATTTTTCAGTCAGATCTTTACTGTCATTACGATCATCTTCTTGGAGGAGCTTCTGGGCTTCTTGCCAAGCTTTTAAGTCTTCTAGTGAAGT